CTATTCGCTCAAGGGGGGGAGGGTCTCTTTCGGCTCTCCCCTGCCTTATGCGGCGTTCATCCATTGGGGCGTCAACGGGACACGTAAGAACCGCAACGCGCCCTATTCGTTCCGTTCCAAGCAACCGCCAATGGAGCCTATTCTGCAATGGATGAAGGCCAAGCCTGTACGCCTGCGCGATGCCTCCGGAAAGTTCGTGAAGCAGACGGAGAGCCGCCTGCGTAGTGCCGCCTTCCTCATCGCTCGAAGCATCAAGAGGAAAGGTATCGAAGGGCTGCGTTACTACACCGTCGCCCTCGAATCCATCGTGCCACAATACCGAGAAGAACTCGGCCAAGCCCTCGCTCAAGACCTGCTCCGCTCGTTGGAGTTTAAGTCAGGAAACATCACCATCAAGCCCAAGTAATGGCCTTTCAATTTCTCACCTCTCCAACAGAAGCCCCTTTCCCTTGGCGTCAGCGTGCCCAGCTACGATGGAGGGACAGCGCCGCAACTATCGACACGTGGCTCGTAGAGATGTACGTCGTCAATATGGCGGGAACTGCTGTTGGGTCGCCACTTGCCACGGCTTACGTGGCTTCAAACATCCCCTCTACCAACGACGCAACGCTCAACATGGAGACGTGGACGGCTTCAGATCAGGGGTATTATGCGCCGTATTTGACGTTTACAACAGGAAGTAAACCCGTGCCGAGCGTTGACGCTATCTCGGTCTTTTATCAGAATACCTACGGGGTGCAGTTTCAATTCTACTCCGTCACGGGAGGCGTCAAAAGCGCGTTGCAAGGAAGCCACAACTATATCCCAGTTTATAACGCCACCAACCAAGGCTGGGACTGGTCGCAGGACTTCTCCGACTACTTCCCCGACAGCGCCTTGAAAAAGGGGTGGATGACAGACAGGGAAGACACGACGTTTATTCGTGTCGATATGGCACCCGAGGATGAAGGAGCGGCCACCCTTTTACAGATGGAGAACTACTCCTATACCTACGACACGGGCAAGGACACCGCGAACTGCGACTGGGACACGGTGAACTATTCCGTCTTCTACAACGGCACCTCACAAAACATCCTCAACTTGTCTTTGGGTACGGTGCCTACAAATTGGCCGGACGCCGCGCAGCACATACCCATCGGCCCGGCTAACATCAATGACAACGCAGGGTGGGCAGTTACCTACGACCTCACCACCGAGCCGTGGGACTACATTCAAATCACACCCAACGATGGAGCCACAAACAACTGCAAGCCCATCCGGGTCTATCGCGACTGCCGACCCATTAAGCACAAGCCCGCGCAGTTGTATTGGATTGGATCGCGTGGCGGAGCTGAAATCCTGCGCTTTGACGGAAGGGTGAAAGACAACTACGACGTAGGGGGCCGCGACACGTACACCACAAACCTCGACCTTGAAAGCCGCTTCTCGGGGTTAAGTTTGACTTTCGCTCCTGAATCGTACAGCTACGAACCGGAAAGGGTGCCCCTCCCGTCTACGGGCAAGCGTTCTTTCTCTTTGTCGGAGGACTTCTTCTCTGACGCGGAGCGGGAGCTCTTCAAGTCCGCCATGACAGCAACCTACCTCATGGTGCGGTACGACGGCAAGTGGTATCCTTGCCGCATGAAGACGACGAACTACGCCCACGAGCAGAGCGCCTCAAAGCTCCTGCCTATCTCTTGCGAAGTTGAACTCTTGATCAACCTGAAATGCTAACCCTCGGCGCAAGAACTACCTCGGGCAGCTATGCCCGCTTGGAGGGTTATATCAACGAACCCCTCAACTTCACGCTCCAGTTCTCCGACATCGAGAATATCCAAAGCCCGGCGGGTTCGTATTCGCAGACCTTCACCATACCCAACACGGCCAACAACCGCTTTCGTTTTGGGGACATCTTTCAGGCTGGATATATCCCGGAAGGAACGGAGAACGGGGACTTGAGAACGACGCTTTTCAAGAAGCGTTTTCCGGCTGCTATCTTGGACAAAGAGTCGCCCATCGTTGAGGGGTATATGCAGGTGAAGGGGATGAAGAAGACGGGCGACCGCGAAGACATCCAAGTGGTATTCTTTGCCGACTCGCTCGACATCGCCAAAGCCGTGGGCGACAAGCAGCTCTCCGACCTCGACCTCTCCGCGTACGACCACACGCTCAACTTGAACAACGTCCAACAGTCGTGGATTGGGGCGCTCTTTTCGGGTGACGTGAGATACGGCCTTATCGACAAAGGCTTCAACTGGTCGTTTCCTGACAACCCCCCGTGGACAGACACCGACGGACTATGGCAAGGGGAGCTCACCCCTTTTGTACGTGCTCGGACGTTGGTAGACCAAATCTTCTCCGACGCGGGCCTCACCTACGTCTCTGACTTCTTCGACACGACCGACTTCGGAAACATCTACCTCCCCGCGTACAACGGGGTCAGTTCACCGAATACGCAAGACCAGACGGATAACACGATGGCCGGAGGTATCAGCGCCGACGTAACGGGGCCGAGTGCTTTGCAAAAGCTCCGCATACGTGACGACATCTCCCAAGGTGTTGACGCCTCCAGCAATTTCAGCAACGCGACAAACGCATACACGGCACCTTTCACGGCTCGCTATTCGGTACGTATCCACACGGTGTGGAATTTTACGGGAGCAGGTAATATCAAGATTCATCTGTACAAAAACGGCTCCCTCTACGAGACCCTTTTGGACAAGACCAACGCCGCCACCACGGTGGGAGGCTCGCTCGATTTCATCTACGACGGAAGCGGAGTAGGTACGGGCTTGACGGGCCCGGCTATCTTGCTGGAAAATGGGGATACGCTCGAACTCTACTTCGAGCTGTCCAACGGCAACTGCACCCTATACGCAGACCTTGGGGGTACATTGACGCCTGCCGTCGGTCAATTCTACACCAACTCAATGAGCGTCTTCAATGTCTCTCCTGCCCTCTCAGGCTTGGACATTGACCTCGCCTTGAATATGCCGGAGCTCAAACAAATCGACTTCCTGCTGTCGTTGCAGAAGATGTTCAACCTCGTATTCATCCCGTCGGGGTTGAAAGGGCAACTCATCATCGAGCCGTTCGACGACTACTTCGACACGGGCGACGAGCTGAACTGGGACGAGAGGGTACACCGCGACAAGACAATCTCCCTGTACCCCACCACTGACATACAGGCCCGACGCTACGACTGGACGTACAGGGAGGGGTTGGACTTCATCAGCGACGCCGTACAGAAAAGCCTCGACAGGGTATATGGCGCGTACCGCGTGCTCGATCCCGACAACGACTTCGCCACGGGCGAGAAGTCCATCCAGACCCAAGTCGGAAACTACATCATATCCCTTATCCCCGGGTCAGGTTTTCCTATCCATCGCAGCCTTCAGTCCGACGGCAGCGCAGTAGGCAAGCCTTTGCCCATGCTCGCGTACTGGGGAGGGACGGTTACGACGTTTGGGGAGTGGTACGTTAGAAACGACGCAGGAACCACCGTTGGGCCTTCTACCTACTTTCCTTTGTTCTCTCCGTACTCGGCGGACTACCCCACCATCACCGACAACGATTTGAACTTCGGGATGGAGGCGAGCTTTATCCCGCAGGAGTGCAACCCCGTAAACACCCTCTTCTACAAATACTGGAAGGGATATATCCGGGAGCTGTACTCGGAGGAGTCGCGGCTGCTCGAATGCACCATCAAGCTCCCCCTGATCGAGGTGATTACGTGGCAATGGAATAAGAAGGTGTTTATCAATGGGGCGTGGTGGCGTATCCTTTCAATGACTACCGACCTGAACGGCGACGGAAGCGCCAAAATAAAAGCCCGCAAGATTCAAATTTCGGAGACCGACTGCGCCGACACCCCCACAGGGTACAACGACCGATACAACTACATCCTCTTCAACAACTCAACGGGCAAAGCTCCTGACTTTGGCTCGGAAGAGTGCTGCACCAAGTACGGGTACAACTGGGTCACGATTCCGGTAGGAGTTCCCGGCGGCACTTCGCCTATGCAGATTTGCAAACCTCTCAACCAAACAACACAGCCCCAATGAAAGACCCCAAGCACATCATGAGAGGAATAGACCTCTTGCAAGCCTACAAGGTGAAGGCTCCCCTTCCGTGGTGGCTTACGCCCCTCGACTACCTCCTGACGGGGGTCTATTTGGCCTGCTTCTGCGCGGCGTGTGTGTTGGTCATTTATAACGTCTTGTCATGGCTCTGACGAATCAAGAAGTAGTATTCACCTTCAACGCTGAGACGGGCGACATCGACAAGGTAACGACGCGCCTTGCCAAGGATATGGAGAAGGTAGCCGACGCTGCGGACGATGCAGCCAAGGCCACCGAGGAGATAGGCGAGAACGCGAAGAGCGCAGGAACGGGACTGAAGAAGGCAGGCACGCTGGGGGCACAAGGCTTCAAGGCGTTGGGTACGGCCATCAAAGCCACGGGAATTGGACTGCTCGTGGGTATCGTGGTGAAGCTCACCCAGAAGATGACCGAAAACAAGAAGATCGCCGAGGCTCTCGAAGTCGTCTTCAACGGGTTGGGTGTCGTCTTCAACGTCTTGGTGGAAGCCCTGACACCTCTCGGTGATTTGCTTATCTCGGCTTTTACGGAACCACAAGAGGCCGTCCAAACCCTACGAGATAACCTTATCGCTCTAAAGGAGTATTTCGGCACTCTCTTAGATACGGCCATCAACCCGGTATATAGAGGGCTGCTTAATTTGAAGCGTGGCTTCTACGAGGCTGCTATTGCATCCAAAGAGTTTGTCGGACTCGACGCGAGCGAACTAAAACAGACCGTCCGAGAAATTGACGAACAGCTCGCGGACTTGGTAGTCCAGCAAGAAGAAAACAAAGACGCCCTCTCCGCGCCGTGGGAAGAAGCAGCGGAAGCCATCAAAGGATACGTCGAGGAGGCAAAGGGTGCCGTGACACAAAGCACGGCCCTCACCAAGCAACAACAAGCCCTGCGTGACGCGCAGCGTGAGTTGAATGTAGCGACGGCTGAAGCAGCAGCAGAGGTAGAAGAACTCAAGAGACAAAGCGACGACCAGCGCCTCTCGGTAGAAGAAAGAATCGAGGCCGCCACACGAGCCGCAGAAATCAACCAGCGTTTCGCAGATCAGAACGTAGCCCTCTCTCAACAGCAGGCCGACCTCATCCGCCAAGAGATAGCCCTACAAGGGGAGTCGCAAGAGCGGTTGGAGGCTTTGGCACAAGCCGAAATCGAAGCGGCAGCAGCACGGCAAGCGAGCGCCACCATTCAAACGGAGCTACAAAACAAACTCTTCGCCCTCAACCAAGAACTCATCGCACAAGAGGAGGAGCGTTTGGCGGCTGAAGAGGAGGCACGTTTGGCGCTGGAGGAAAGGTTGGCTGAGGAGCAAAGGCTGAAAGATGAAGCCGCTGCAAAAGACGCAGAACGCAGAGCCAAGGAAAGGGAGGAGGAGTTAGCCAACGCCGAAGCCATCAAGAAGGCCCGGCTGGACATCACCAAGTCCACCCTCGACGCCCTCTCTGCCCTCAACGAAGCCTTCACGGGAGAGTCAGAGCAGGAACAAAAGAAAGGCTTTGAGCGGTCTAAAAAGATACAGACGGCACAAGCCCTCATCTCCACATACGAGAGCGCGGTACAGGCGTTCAAATCGCTTGCAGGTATCCCCGTGGTGGGGCCGGGGTTGGGTACGGCTGCGGCTGTCGCTGCCACCGCTGCGGGTCTGGCTAACGTTAAGAAGATTCAAAGCCAAACCTTCCAAGGCGGGGCGAGTGGTGGAGGGTCTACCTACGCCGGAACGGGCGGGGCGGCTTCGGCTGCTACTGCCGCAGGCATCACACCGCCTGCCCCTACCCTCGACCTCGGATTCTTGGGCGAAGGAGCACAACAGCAAGTAATTGAGACGTATGTCATCAGCGAGAACGTCACAACCGCCCAACAAGCAAACAAGAAAATCCAAGACCAAAGCACGTTATGAGAATTGTAGAACTAATCATCGACGAAGACGCGGAGCTGTACGGCATCGACGCGATCTCTCTCGTAGACAAGCCCGCCATTGAACTCGACTTCATCGCGCTAAAAGATGAACGAATCGAGTTCACGACTATCGACGCAGACAAACGTATCCTCCTCGGCCCTGCCCTCGTACCGGACAAGCCTATCTACCGCAAGAACGGAGAGGACGAGTTCTACGTGTACTTCTCGAAGGCCACTGTACGACGTGCGGCGGAGCTGTATTTGAAGCACGGCAACCAAGCCAACCACACCCTCGAACACGAACACTCCATCAACGGCCTTACCGTGGTAGAGTCGTGGATGGTAGAGGACAAAGAGAAAGACAAATCCGCCCTCTACGGGTTGGACGTCCCGGTAGGTACGTGGATGGTCGCTGTCAAGGTAGACAACGAGGCTATCTGGCAGGAGTGGGTGAAGGAAGGCAAGGTCAAAGGCTTCTCCATCGAGGGCTATTTCGCTGACAAGATGAAGAAGAACCAAGACGAGGAGATGCTCTCGGAGCTTGTCCAGCAAATCGTCGACCTCAAATTCTTCGAGGCGTTGAAAAAAGAGCTCGATTCACTTGAGGATTGAGGCTTTCAAATACTCATTGAAAAAAAGGACTCCATGACTATCCAAGAACGAGTGCAAGAAGTCTTCAATCGTTTCAACGTCAACCTGACGGTGAGCGAGGAGAAGCGCACCGAGATGGCGGAAGCCACACTCGAAAACGGCACGGTGATCTACACCGACGCAGAACAATTCGCAGAAGGTGTAGAAGCCTACATCATCAACGACGAGGG